TTTGTAATTGCGGATAAAACAACGTCTTCTGGTAATATCCCTGGCGGTACCGCTGGAGCTCTTGTTTTTCAAGCGGCACCAAATAGCACAGGATTTATTACATTAGGCACACCAGGTTATTTTTTAGTTGCTGGATCTGGTACACCAGTATATGCAAACCCAGCATCTTTAACGGTCGGCAATGCAACATTAGCAACAAGGGCAACCAACATTTCTGGTGGCGGCCCAAATCAGATTGCGTACCAAACAACCGCAAACACCACCAATTTTGCACCAACGCCAACAGTAAATGGTACGGTACTAAGTTGGAACGGCACTGGATTTTCTTGGTCGGTTGGTGTTCCATCCACTACAGCAGGCAGTTTACTTGGTGGTGTGGCTGGTTCAGTTCCCTACCAATCTGCTCCAGATACTACAACATTTGCTGCGGTCGGCACAACAGGTCAAGTGTTTACTTACAACACCGGCACTAACAGCCCATCTTGGACAACAAGCACAGTAACATTAGGAAGCACGGTTGTTAACCTTAACGGTTCTGCTGCGTTAACTTTATCTGGATTAACCTCTATTGAGGTAACTCAAGATCCTACATCTGAGTTACAACTAGCAACTAAGCAATATGTTGATAATTCTGTTACTGCGGGTATTGATATTCATCCGCCTGTTGTAGCTAATTCTGAAACAAATGTTACCGCAACTTATGCTGGTGGTGGAACAACTAAGACAATCACAACCATTTCTGGTGGAACAACATTAACAATTGCATCACATGGATTGTCTGTAGAAAATCAAATTGTTCCAGCCACTACTGCAAACGGCTTAGTTGCTGGCACCCCGTACTATGTGTACTCTGTAGTTAACGCAAATCAAATTACAATATCTGCAACCATATTCGGTCCGCAGATTACTACACTAACAAACGGCACTGGCTTGTCTCTTAGCGTGTTGGCAAACTCTGGTGTTGGTGCTACATTAACATCAACCACTAACGGCCCTTTAACAGTTAACGGGTATGTGGGTCAGCTAAACGACCGAATTTTATTATCTGGGCAAACCGCTGGACTTCAGAACGGTGTTTACTTTGTATCACAAGTTGGTGTTGTTGGTTCGTCTCCTTGGATTTTAACACGAACAACAGATGCCAATCAGTACATACCTCACACTCCGCAAGGATTAGGAGCTGGATCGTACTTCTTAGTAACTAATGGGTTGCAAGCTGGTTCGTCTTATGTTTGCACAAATCCTAGCGATATTATCTTTGGCACAACAGCCATAATTTTTACTAAATTTGCACAAGGCGGCGGCTCTGGCGGAGTAAGCCCTTCTTTCGTATACTTTGTCGGACAACTTTAAGGAATCATCATGGCAACCGGAATTTTAGGTCAATCAAACCCAGCGGCAGCTACAAACACAACTGTGTACACAGTGCCTGCTACAAAAACGGCAACCTTTAACATTACTATTGTTAATATGGGCGCCAGCAATACTGCGGTTCGTATTGCCCTTTCAACAACAGGAACTCCGGCGGCAAGCGAATACATCGAGTATGATGCAATTATTCCACCATCGGGTGTTCTAGAGCGCGGCGGTTTTGTCGCACAAGAATTTAAAAATGTGGTTGTTAACTCTTCAACAGCAACTTCTAGTGTTTCAGTTTACGGATACGAGGCTTAATACATGTCACGCAATGCACCCCAACTTCCAATTAACGCCGCTACACCAAATAATATTTCGGTTGTTAGTTCTACTGGCTTTGCTGCCGGTGAGTTAGTTTACTTTAATAACGGTGACTACGGCACCATTTCAAATACAGCGTTTTCATCAGACTCATTTAATATTTCAGCACCATTGCCTTCGTATAATGTTAACGTCGGTGGATTTACAAGCCTAGCAACTAATTATGGAGCCGGTACTACAAACAATCGGTTTTGCCAAAAATTGTCTAACGGAAACTTTGTATATGCGTACGTTAGACCCGGAAATACTAAGGTATACTTTCAAATTGTAGACTCCACTGGAGTGGTAATTGTTGCCGAGACTCTTGTGTCAAACACCATTTACACATACAATTCAAGTGCCAGTGTTGGTGTTGCTGCGTTGTCTGGGGGTGGATTTGCACTTGCTTGGATCGGCGGTCAAACAGGATCTGGATACATAACATACGCAGTGTATAGCAATACTGGTGCTGTAGTTTTGGCTCCAATACAAGACACTGTTTCAGATTTTAGTGCAACATATTGCTACCCAGCCATACAGTCATTAGCTAACGGTAATTTTGTTATTGCTTGCAATGACACCTCAAACGTTTGCTATTATAGAATTTTTAACGCTAACGGTACTGCAGCGTACGCTTGGGTAAATCCAGGGTTTTCTTCTTCGTCAAGTGCGGTAACTAATGCTAGACTTGCGGCTAGAAGTGACAGCTCTTTTATTATTCTTTCGGGAAATAACTCAAATAGGCTTGGGTATACCATTATATCCGCCACAAATACCGTTTTGGTCGGTAACAGTTATATTACCGCACCATCAGCAGGTTTTCCTGCCTATGATGTAACAACATTAGTTGACGGAACCACTTTTGTTATTGCCTACAGTAACAATAACTCAACCAGTCTTTACGGACCCATTTTTAGATTTTTACCTTCTTCCAATACACTAGGTGCAATATTTGGCCCGTTACCATCCGCTGGTGTTAGCACATCACTATTGTACACAATTGCAGTATTGGGTTTAGCTGACGGAACATTTATGTTATGCTGGGCTAACAGCCAGCAATTTTTGCAGTATGCTGTATACAATGGTTCTGGAACTTGTGTATCCGGAACATCGGGCGGGGCCATGGTGCCAAAGCAAATTCCGGGGTCGCTTTCATATCAGTACACTAGAATTAATTTAGTTGAGAACACCTCAACAATTGATATTTATAATGGTAGCACTTACTACAATGAAATTGGATTTAACGAAGCATTAGTAAAAGTAAACAAAACAACGTATAATTTAGTGCCTACAGTTTCGGGGGTAAACACACTAATAGGAACCTCTATTGAAAGTGTAAGTGGGTACGCAAAGACAGGATCTTCGCCGTCAAAAGCGTCGTTTTATGCTAGTGCAAGTTCAGCCCCAGCAGCAACTTCTTCCTTTGGTTCGTATGTATTGCCTCCAACAGTAGCAGCAAGTTCTGCTGTTTTAGGTTGCAGTTCTGATGTATTGGCAAACGGCAACATTATAATAGCTTACTCAGAAGAATCTGGGGGCGCAGTAGTAGCAAAAGTATTTACTCCCTCTGGAGCTTTAGTAACTACGATAAACCCCGGAACCGTTTATTCAACTGCAGTGTACAACGGTGTAAAAGTATCTGCAATGACAAACGGAGGGTTTGTAATTTCTTTTAGTGCTGTATCATCTAGTAGAATAACAAACGCAGTTTATTCAAGCGCATACGCATTAATTTCTTCAAACAATGTAAACTACGCTTCGTACAATTTTGGTATGTCCAATTCTACCAATTTTGGTTTGTGCGGCATTGGCAATAATCGGTATGTTATATCGGTATATTCCTACTATTTTGTATATGATGGAGCTACTAGCAATCAACTTACTGTTGGTTCTACAAAAAGTGGAGATATTTACGGAGTTCAAGTGACTCCAACAAAAGACGGGGGCTTTGCATTTGGTGGATACTATACATCTTATGGAACCACGTACTATGACGTAATGTACCCAACCGATTCTACAGGGACTTCGTTTTCAACTAGATTTTCATTAAATGGCACGGCGGACTTTATTGGTGGTGGGTATTCCGGGCTTGCAGGACTTGAAAACAATGCAGTGTACGCTATCACACAAGGTTCAGCTACATCGGTCACCCCCCAAGTTGGTACTGCCTCAAGCAGTCTTGTTAGTATTAGCACACAAAACTTAAACAATAGTGGAACTTATGGTCAAATAGCGGTTGGAACATCAGGGTTTGGAAACGTAGTTACAATTTATTATTCTTCGGCTACTACATACCGAATGATTACGGGACCTGCTTCTTTGTGGGATGGTGTAACCATACCCACTGGCTACGCAATAACGTTGAGTGGAATAGCAGCAACAACAACAAACTATAGGTCTAGTTTTTCTATTAGACCTATGTCTGGCACAAATATTTTATTTTCTTGGGTAAACTCCAGTAACTTTCCGTCCTTTGCGGTTATTAACTCGTATCCCGTAACAGCATCGGCAACATTAGTCGCTGGCGTTACTCCGTCGGCAGGCGTTCCTTTATCTGTAGCAAACGGGTATGTTTTTGCTGGCGTATCTTCTTCAGCAGCTTCGGCTGGCGGTGTTGGCCAATTACAAATCAACGGATCAGCACAGTTAAATAGTAGCTACTCAGCCAGCCTAGCATATCAAGCGTTTGATTTCCAAAACCCTGGAGTATTAGGTGTACGAGGAACAATCGTAGGTCGCAACGTTAACTTACAAGGTAATAACTAATAATGGTACCAGTTCAATCACAAATAAATAACCCCGTAACTGGGGTATTCGGAACCGGGCAGGTTCAAATATTTTCATCCAGTGGATCTTGGACAGTGCCGCCAGGTATTGGCAGGGTTCGCGCCCGTTGCTTCGGTGGTGGTGGAGGTGGTTTTGATCTTTCATCACCAAGTGGCGGTTGTGGTGGTGGCTTTGCAATGAAAACTATCTATGACCTAACAGGAGTTACTTCTGTTGCTGTTACGGTCGGCACTGGTGGAACCTCTGGAACAGGAGGGACTTCGTCTTTTGGTTCCTATGTAAGCGCAACGGGCGGAAGTCATGGAGCTTCATCATCAGTACCAGGAACTGGTGTTGGTGGAGATATTAATACCTCTGGTGGAATAACAGTCAGTGGAACAAGTCCCGGCGGAGGTGTTGGAAATTTGTTTGGTAATGGTGGGGGCTTTCTTGGCAGTTACGCAGTGCCCGGTACGTCAGGGGCTGGCGTTTCCTCTTCTAATTCAATGGCTAACCCGGGGTTTATGGGCCAATCTGGTGGTTCTGCGGGATCTAGTTACTATAGATACTCAAACCCAACATCAGGTCAAGAGGGTGCGTTCTCACTTGACTTTATAGGCACTGGTGGCGGGGGATCATACCTCGGTGCTGGCATTAATGGTGGTGGCGGCGGCTATAACGGCACTGGAGGTATACCTGGTGGTGGCGCTGGTGGCTATGCTCGTGGCGCCCCTGGTCTAGTTATTGTGGAATACTAATATGTCAATTTATGCTAATGTAAGTACGGACAACATTGTTTGCCAAATTGTAACTGTGCCTGACGGGTTTACTATTCAGGACATGTTTGTTCCTGAATTGATTCCTTTTATGATTGCCTGCGACGCTTCTGTACAAGAAGGTTACACCTATAATCCAGAAACACAAACCTTTACCGCTCCTCCTCCTGCCCCACAAACATGGCGCCAAGCGGGTGTTCGTGCTGGTTTGACTTTAGAAGACAAGACAAAGTGGGACGCTGATGCTACCCCAGAAATTATAACAGTAAAGACTGAGTTTTTGGCACCACAAGAACGTCCCTACACAACCGAATTGCTTCAGTTTTTAGTTGACTCAAACTCCATTTCTCAACTGTCTATGGATCAAGTGTTGGCAGAGTCACCTAGCGTGTCAATGGCTGAAGAAGAATAATGGACTTACAATCTATAATGAACATGGCATTGCCAGCCATCTGTGCAGTGCTAGGGTGGTTCTGTAGAGAACTTTGGACTGCTGTCCAAGAACTCAAGAGCGATCTTTCCAAGTTGCGTGAAGAGCTACCAACAAGGTACATCACCAAGGATGACTTTAATGATCGCTGGAGTGAAGTATTAAAAGCACTGCACCGTATTGAAGATAAACTAGACCAAAAAGTCGATAGATAACTATAATAAAAATGACTATGTATGCCACCAGATCAGTTTGGATTTTTAGAAGGAGCAAAGACTCTCAGCGGTAGCCTTGACGCATCAAGGGAAGGCGCCAAACAACTAACCAAAAGCATCGAAGGCATTCAACAAGACGGTGTCGACCTTGCCCAACAAAGAGCTAATGAGCGCCGTAGAGCTGCCCGTGAAGCCGAAATCAAAAAGCAAAATGCCCTCATCAAAGCACTAGATGAGTGGAAACGCAAAAAACAAATCTCCGACGAGGAGGCAAAACTCAAAATAGACTTCGTAAGGAAGTATGGCGCAAAAGAGTGGGATGCCCTACTTAGAATAAAACTAGACATTGAGAATCTAGAGAGGAAAAATAATGAAGAGTTTCAACACGATCTTAAAGCAGTGCGTAGAGTTCAGTTCTACTGTTTTGCAGCGGCTGCGTTCATCGCTTACTACCTTACTTGGGGCTATAAAGGCTAAGTTAAATGTTCGGAATTGATGACATCATTGGAGCTGGGCTTAAGATTATCGACAAGGTAATCCCAGATCCAGCAGCAAAAGCACAAGCCCAGTTAGAACTCCAACGCCTTGCCCAAGATGGCAAGTTAGCAGAGCTACAAGCTGACATGAACGAGCAGAACAACATCTCTGATCGTTGGAAAGCTGACCTTGCTTCAGACTCTTGGCTGTCTAAAAACATTCGACCTATGAGCCTTATTGCCATCTTTACAGGCTACTTCTTGTTTGCCATGATGTCAGCCTTTGGCTACGAGGCAAACGAAGCCTATGTGACCCTATTGGGTAACTGGGGAATGCTCGTCTTCGGGGCGTATTTTGGATCACGTAGCCTTGAGAAAGTAGCGCAAATGAAATACAAGGCAGACGATAAATGAACCACAGAGAACATATCCTAGTAATTGCCGCTTGGTCTTTGGTGGCGATTGTAGTTTCAATGCTGTTAATGTTTGGATATGCGGTTATTGACCCACACTTTGATACTGACAAAGTATTTGCCATTATTGGCCCAGCTTTTCAAACCATTGTGGGTGGTTTTATCGGATTAATTACCGGCATTAAAATAGGATCAGACGATGACAAATCTTAGTGTACATTTTACATTAGAAGAACTAACCCACACGGACCACCGTGAGTTCGACAACACACCAAACTCTTCAGAAACAGCCAACCTTATTCGTTTGGCTGGGCTCTTAGAAGACGTAAAAATCCTTTTGGGTGGTAAGCCTATTATGGTTAACAGCGCATTTAGATCCAAGCAAGTCAACGACGCAGTTGGCTCTAAGGATACATCTCAACACCGTATCGGTTGTGCAGCAGACATCCGCGTACCACAAATGACACCCGATGAGGTTGTGCGAGCCATTATCGCCGCAGACCTACCATATGATCAAATCATTAGAGAATTTGATCGTTGGACACATATATCGGTTACCAATACACCAGACGGTAAACCCCGTAAACAGGCGCTTATTATCGACAAGGCTGGAACTCGCCCGTTTGCCTAAGTTTGTGATATAGTCACAAACCTGGAGGAAAATATGATTAAGACAATCACAGCTTGTCTGTGTTCGGCTGTCATCGTGTTTGGCTCGATAACATACGACCCATTTAGCACATGGCTAATACAATACGAGAAAAAGTTTGAATGGGTTGCAGAGTCAACCATTGAGCTTATCACTGGATTTGAGGGCAAGCGCTACAGGGCCTATATTGATGGCGCCGGAAGGTGGACCATTGGCGTTGGGCACATGATACTGCACAGAGAGTCCCATATGCTGCACAGGGAGCTTTCTGAGGAGGAGGTAAGGGGTATCCTACACTCTGACCTTAAAAAGTGCTCAGAGGCCCTAGAATCGGCTGTAAAGGTGCCTGTCACCAGAACCCAAGCCGACGCCCTGCATAGCCTGTGCCATAACATTGGACCAGACAGGATGGCTAGGTCAGACGTGGTTAAGCACCTGAACGATGGAAACGTACACAAAGCCGCAGACGCATTCTTAAACTGGAGCAATCCAAGACAATTACTACAGCGAAGAAAGGCAGAAAGAGCCTTGTTTTTAGCTGGAATTTAGGGGCGTTTTGCCCCTTTTTAGCGTATTAGTAGATATAAGAGCTGATCACTCTACCAAATAACAAAACCTCGAGGATATACCATGAACGATTTTAACAAACTACCGAAGATGCAGTGCTTCAAAGAAGGCGGCTCTGTACAGAAGAAAATTGCAAATTACGAAAAGCGTGAGCGCAAGACAGAAGAAAAAGCTGACATTGCCCAAGATAAAGCCATTGTTAAAAAAGCGATCAAAATGCACGACGTGCAAGAGCACGAAGGTGAAAAGACTGACCTTTCCAAGTTGCGTAAGGGTGGTCGTGCCAAGAAGGAAAAGGGCACTGTAAAGAAGTTTGAAAAAGCTAGTGGTCAATATGGCGCTAAGAAAACAACGGGCGACTTAAAGAACATTAAAGAAGCTAAGCAATTTAAGCCAGCTAAGTTTTGTGGTGGTAAGTCAGTTCAAAAGATGAACGACGGCGGTCAACCAGATCCTAACGATATTGGCGGTGATGCACTGCGTGCTATTGGTAAGGTTCCTATGGTTGGTGATATGTTACAAAAAGGCGCAACTCACATGCGCGATAAAGTAATGGGCACCCCAGAACAAAACCGTATTGCCCGAGCACAAATGGACCGCATGGCCGCACGTAAGGCAGCTGAGAAAGCTGCACTGATGGGTGGTATGGGTGGTGCTGGTGCGCTACAACAAGGTGCTATGGCCGGTAGTACAATGCCCCCAGTAAACACCATGGGTGACGCAACAGGCACAATGGCTACTCAACCATTACCTCCAGGTCAAAAACGTGGTGGCAAAACTAAGAAGATGAACACTGGCGGAACTTGTAGCTAATATGCCAAGCAAATCACAAGCCCAAGAGCGGCTGATGGCCGCTGCTGCACACAATCCTAAGTTTGCCAAAAAGGTTGGCGTGCCAACCAAAGTAGCTAAAGAGTTCAACAAGGCAGACACTGGCGTTAAACTAAAATCATTGCCAAAGCGGGTAGCTGGCAGAGGACGTTAATCCATGGCGTATAGCAATACCACTGGTCAGACAACAATCAATGTTGACCAGCTAATCTCGTATGCGTTTCGTGATGCTGGTAAAACAGCAGAAGAGATGACGCCTGAGTATGTTAACGCTGGCAGACAGGCTCTTTTCTACAACCTTCAAAATCTATCTAACCTTGGTGTAAACCTTTGGTTGCTAGAAAACAAATTGATTGGACCACTTTCCAATCAAGTCTCTATTACTCTTCCTGCAACAACCATTGATATTCGTGAAGCTAACTGGGTTTACGTTGTAAACTCCGCGGCGCAAGCATACCTACCAGCTTCAAACACAGACGCAGCAAAAGCGTTTGACCAAAACCTAGATACCGTTGTTACTACTACAACTGGAGCAAATTATCTCGGTTTAAAGTACGCACAAGCACAAAGCGTGTTCTACGTTGGTGTTAACGGATACGCTACAGGCGGCGGCACACAGACTTATAACCTCGCTTACGAGGTTAGTACCGATGGCATTAATTGGGTAACTAAGGAACAGTTTCCTGCGTTTACATTAAACGATCGTGAATGGAAGTATTTTAATATTAACATCACGCCAATCTATCAGTACTACCGTTTGCGTGAAACAGTAAAGACTACTTTCTCAGTTCGTCAAATTGTATTCTCAACAAGCCAGCAGGTTATTCCTTTTGCTCGTTTGAACCGTGACGATTACTGGAACCTACCAAACAAACAGTTTCCTTCAGCTCGCGCCCTTCAGTACTGGTTTGATCGTCAGATTGAGCCGTCTATGTATATTTGGCCAGTGCCAAATAACGACTTCCAAATGTTTCAGCTTATTATTGAAAAGCAAATGGAAGACGTGGGTTCGTTAACTAACGAAATCTATGTACCAGATCGCTGGATCAACTCTGTGCAGGCTACACTATCACACAGACTGTCTATGCAAATCCCTGGAGTTGACATTGCTAGAATTCAATACTTAGAAGCTCAAGCAGAGAAGTTATTCATGCAGGCTAACAACGAAGAGCGTGACAAGTCACCTATCTACTTCCAACCTAACATAAGCTACTACACACGATGAGCGTAATAATGACCTACGATTCGCTGGTGCTTAATGTCCAGCAATATATGGAGCGTAACGACGCAGACTTCGTTGCGCAGATCCCTAGCTTAATTGCGCTTACAGAAAGTCGTATTGCAGCTGAACTAAAAACTTATTTGCAACTTACTGTTGTGGAAACAACACTTGTTGCCAATCAAACTATTTTGGCCAAACCAGCAAGATGGCGTAAAACAGTTTCTATGAAGGTAAACGGCCAACCCATGTTAATGCGCAGTCAAGATTATATTGCACAATACCAGTCTGAATCTGCTAACGGCGCCCCGCTTTATTATGCCGAGTATGACTACAACAATTGGAACTTTGCGCCTAAACCAGACGCAACTTACCCAGTAGAAATTATTTACTACTCTGAAATTCAACCTTTAGATAGTTCAAATCAACAAAACTTATTCACACGTGAAACTCCTCAACTAATGCTTTATGGCACATTGCTTTCTGCGCAGGGCTATTTAAAAGCACTTGATAAGCTGGAAGTATGGAAAGGCTACTACAACGACGCCCTTACAGCAATTAAGAAAGAAGACAATACTCGCCGTGTAGATAGAAATACGACCGTTCAGGAACCTTAAAAATGCCATCATATAATTCGCCGTTTACTGGTACCGTTGTCCAACCAACGGACGTATCATACTACGCACTATCGTTTAGCACCAATCAAACACTGTATTGGCCACAGGTAGTTAACCCTACCCAAGTTCCAGCGGCTCGTATTATGGACTGTGCAGCGTCTGTTGCAGATTTAACTATTGCACTTCCTAATGCTGCGCAAGGCGCCCTTGGCACCGATATTTTAGTTCGTAACCTAGGCTTGTTTCCATTTACAATTACAGACTCAACTGGCGGTCAATCTGTAACAGTACCAGTTGGAATTGCTAAGTATTTTTATTTGATTAGCAACACTTCACCCGCAGGTCAATGGGGTAACTTAACTTTTGCTGCCGGTACCTCTTTTGCCGATGCTGCTCAGTTACAAGGTGCTGGTCTAACAACTATCTCTGGTAGATTAGCAACAACACAAAACATTGCGGATATTTCTACATCCCCAACACTTACAGATGCAAGCCGTGCGGTAACATTTAACTGGAACAGTGGCGTAGGTGCAATTACATTACCAAACACATCAACATTGTCAGCTGGTTGGTACATTGGTTTTAGAAATAGCGGATCTGGAGCCCTATCTATTAATGCTCCAGTGGGTAGAACAATCAATGGATTAACAACAATTGCAACAAATCCAGGTGACTCAGGCTATGTTCTATACGATGCCTCCACATTAAACTTTATTACGGTTGGTTTAAGCTCACCAGCAAACGTAACCTTTACATCAGCAACGTACGACGTTGACGCTATCCCAGGCCCAACATTGAGCTTGGTGTCTTACGCA